CCTATTATACTCCATACCAAAGAGAGCGTTCAAGCCAGGCTCTAACTCTTTGGCGAGTTGTGCTCTTGAAATAGCCATACTAGACCCTCCTTAAGATGCAGTAGCGTCAGCATCCGAAGAATTTAACGCATGATTGTTGATTTTCACTATGTATGAAACACCAGCAGCACTGTGGTCAGCATTAGTTACATCTTCGTGGATACCTAAAATCATAACCACATTTGATGTATCTGTATTTTCAGCAGTTGATATATCTAATACAGCAGAAGAAATACCAGTTGTAGTATTACCACTTGCTCCACTTGCTATATCAGCAGTTTTGAAAATATCTGCTTTAGCAGTTGCTCTGTCAGTGTTTGTTCCATCACTTGCGATAATAAATCTCTGTGCTGGATTGTCATACACAAACCCTTTGATGTCAAAGTTAGTATTGGCTGACCCACTTCCAGGCCATGTATTACTAAACCTTAACTTGCCAGTGGTTGCATCTACGAACTCACAACCAGCAAAGACACCAACTAATTGGTCTCCGTTACCAGAAGCAGAGGCAATCTGAATAGTTCCGCCAGTTAATTCGGCTTTGACTGGTGAACCTTGAAAGATCGCAGAAGCATCACTAGCAATAAAGTATTGACTCGTACCTTGAGTCGCTGGACTTGAACCATGCATTCCTACAGGCTTAAATCCAAAAGCTACATTTGCATTAGCCATTTATTGCTCCTTCTAAAATTATTCGGAAAGTTTTTCTTTACCCCCGAAAGTTACACGACTTTGCCTATCGGGTTTATGGATAGGCATTGAGGGATGTTGTTCCCTCATCAAGTTTTCATCCACGGCTGTCATTTGATTACGGGTCTGCTCCCGAAAGTATTCAGTTCTCTCTTGCACCGTTTCTGCGGGTATTCGTGCCAACATTAAACCACCGACACCAATAATTCCTTTGTTTTTACCTTCTTCTATAACTGGATATTTTGCAGCTTCTGGGCCGTACTCGTCTGCCCTAACTGGTTCCCATCCCTCTCTCATTCTGGAAAAAACATTCGCTTTATCATCTTCGCCTCTTAATTGCGTTCTGATCCAACGATGTTCAAATCCATCTGGAGCTGGAGGTGCATCCAACTTAGCTGGAGGTTGCCAAGGTTTTCTCCTTGTTGTATTTGCACGAGTCTTAGTTTCTCGTGTTGTTCTATCTATAGCCATATTCTACTCCTTAACATACTTAGCGTATTCTTCAAGCGGAACATTCAATCGTTTCGCAATTGCTATCTGCGAAGGAGTCAATTTGACTGTTCTGCGTCCCTTTGTCGATCCCGTCTTTGAGGCGGTGGCTCCAGCAGAGGCGACTCTGGGGCCAGAGGATTTTTTTTGCTCTCCAAATTTATGAGGAAAGTTACTTCTAATCCTATTATCTAATTCAGTATAGTACTCTTCTGTATTTGGATCAAGACCTTCTTCTTCAATTAATGTTTTATGTATGCCAAAAGCAGCATATGTCATTGTCTGATCTTGCCCAAACCATTCATTTTGTGTCGCCCACTCTTCTGCTCTAGGGTCTGGTTTAGGAGGTGGAGGCGTTGGAGCAGGCTGAGTTGTGACAGGCGCAGCATCATTTGTTTCTGCTTTTTTTGTCTCTTGTTCTCTTTGTTCTTTAAGTTGGTTTAGTCTTGCCTCTTCCATAGCAATTCTAGAAATAGTTTGTTGAGCTTCATACAAGGCATCAGCATCACCAGCTTCATAAGCTTTTCTGTAAGCTTCTTTGGCTGCTGCCGCTTGAGATTGCACTCTCGTATCAAACTCACCAACATAAGTTGTGTCTAATTTATCTAATTTTGCTTTGAGTTCATCGTTCTGTTTCTTAACAGATTCTGCAAACTCTACCGCAGCTAGTCTTTGTTCTTCTTCGTCTCTAAATTTTTTAGTAATCTTCGAAATACGTTTTCTTACTGAAGCTGAATATTGAGAAAGATCATCTTCATCGTCTGTTTGTTTTTTAACTTCGACAGCAGGTCTATTCTCATTAGACTCTGGCTGAACGTCATCCTCTTCTGTTTCTGTTTCTGTTTTTTCTTCTGCATCGTCTATTTCAATTAGTTGACCTTCCTCTTCTTGAGGTTTGGTCTTCTCGATGTTTTCTTGCATACTTATACTCCGTATGTTTTTATGTCATCGGGATTAACAATAGTTGCAATGACTTCATCATCATTGATTATCCTAACTTCTCCTCCTTCTATGTTGAACCGTGACCCAGTATAACGACCAATACAAACCCAGTCGCCCTCTTTACACCAAGGTCCCGCCTCTCCAAACTTATCAAAATCTTTATACGCAAGTGGTCCTAATTTAACCACATAAGCAACAACTGTTGCTCTTGCTTCTTTTTCTCTAACAGAATCTGGTACATGTATACCACCTTCAGTTGTTTCTTTACCCATGTACGGCATAACTAATATACGCCATCCAGTGGGTTGAGGCACTCTTTCTGTTAGAGATTTATTTTCTGTTTCTTTTTCAGCTTTTTCTTTGGCTTGTCTTTGTTTTAAAACGTATTCAGGCACTATCAATGTCATTGTCTACCTTTTCCAGCAGGGTTCTTAATTGTTCTAGTGCGTAGGTTAGACCCTGTATTTCACCTACCATTGCTTTATATGCTTCCATATCAGAAGCATTTCCACTCGTCAAGGAGATACTAATATCTTCTATCCGAGTATTCAAGACTTTTTTATATTTATGTAAAAAATCTGTTACTTGCATTACATCTTTTGACCATCAAAGGTCTCATATCCACCCATAGCTCTTTCTGCCTCTTGAGCTTCAAACAAACTCATAATTCCTTTGGTTCCTTCAGTTACTGGTCTTGCACCACCAAATGTTATTGATTCTATACCTCTTCCTAATTCTCCTAAAAAACTTTGTGGACCTTGATATTCTGGACTATTTGGGTCTAATTTAGGATCGTAATTAATTCCTTGAGGAGCCATAAAATTAGGAGCTATTGCAGATTCTTTTGTGCCTATAAAAGATGCGATTGGACCTAAGGGAGTTAAACCAAAAAGAGTTCTTCCTATTGTTTCTCCCGTAGTTTGAGGTCTATCAACTTCAATAACTCTTCCTAATCTTGTCAATTGACCTTCTAACCCTGGTCTGATCTCTCCTTCTCTATCCAAAGGATTCATATATCTGTCACGATTAAGTTGTCTTTGTCTGGCTATATTTGCTAATCCAACATTTCCTCCTCCAAGTATGTCAACATAACTAACATTTTCAACGCCAAACAATTGAGAAAAAATAGAATTAGGAAATGGATTAGTTGCAGTGCCTCCACTTTGTGTGAAAATCTCTTCTCTTACTTGTGCAGGCGTTAATCCAGTATCATTATCATCGGATCCAGGCATACCAGCAGAAACAGCTCCTTGTCCTACACCAGTATCTCCCTCATAGGCTGGATCATCTCCAACAATACTTTCCACTAGAATATTCCTTTAAACTTCTTGCCTTTTACTTGAGCACCACACCCTCTGAACTGACCACCGTCTCTCATTTTTAATGTGCCACCCTTTTTCTTAAAACCCATCTCGGCAACAACATCTGGTCTTTCTCTTTTCAAAGCTTGTAATCCTTTTGCATCTGCGGGTATTGGTTTTAAACTATTCATTTTACCATTTTTTGCTTTTACCATTTTTGCTTTGTTCATTGTTCCCTCCAGTATAGAAGACCCACCATCTTTGAGTGCTCTTCCCTTTTTAACTAAATTGTTAGCTTGATTATATGACATACCCATGTCTTTTGCAAATTGTCTAACCCTTGCCATG